GTTCATGCATCTCGCATTGTTTCACCGTCTAAGAAGTCTCCAGGGTTAGCCGCAATTAGAAAGAGAATTCCCAAAGAATACAACTATCTTTACTCTGGGCAAAACGATGATATTATTGATTTCAACATTCGATTCAACAGTGCATTCTTTCAGGCCCTGCAGTTCGATCTTTTTCAAGGTGGCCAAGATCAGGTAGATCAAGGTGCGCAAGGCAGAGCCGATACAGACGAAACAACTCCTGGAGTAGCAGACGCAGGCGAAACTTCAGACCCTGAAAACGAAGGAGGAAACTCTGTAAGAGAATCTACTGACAGCGGTGTGTTAAGCGCAATTACAGGCGGAAATTTCAACGAAAGCACTGCTACAAGAATATCTAAGGCGTTTAACGAAGCAATTGTAGACGGAGTAGATCTTATAGAAGCAGAAATGGAAATACTAGGTGATCCCTATTTTATAGCAGACAGTGGTATGGGAAATTATAGGTCAAAGAGAATAGGCAATCAGGAACTAGAAAACGGGGCAATTGATTACCTTTACAGCGATACTTTTTTGATACTTAATTTTCGAACACCGCTTGATATTAATTCAGAAACCGGCGACTATGTTTTTCCCACTGTTAAAGGAGAACCTGTTAGGAAATTCTCAGGAATATATAGAGTAACTGAAATTCGCAACACAATTAGCGGAAACAAGTTTACACAGACAATTCAGATGCAGAGAATGCGCAATCAATTTTTCGAAGAGACAGAAGGTGGCTCCTATATTAAAGAGGATGGAGATCCGATAAACAGTTTTATAGCACAAACTATTTCTCAATCTCTTGAAGAAGCGGTGCCTATACCGCCATCGTTAGAAGAACTAGACCTACCCTCTAATACAAACCAAGAAGAAGATCAATCAGGAACCGGATTGAATGTACCTTCATCGGGCACAACACCAGGAATCGGCGGCGCATAAAATATGATAGACAGAGTCAACAAACACACAGGTGTATCTAAGAGAAGCACAGACACGGTTGTAAATCGTTCTGCTCCTACCAACCCCTGTATTGCAGTAGTCACAAATCATCTCGACTCACAATATATGGGGGCGCTCGAAGTGCAAATTCAAAACAAAAGCACATCAGGCAGCACACGGAGAGACGGAGCAACATCTTATATTGCAAGATATCTTTCTCCCTTTGCAGGAGTAACTCCTATAGACGGTGTTCAAGCAAATGCAGGTCATGAGTTCACTCAAAAATCATATGGTATGTGGTTTACACCTCCCGACATAGGCAGCCGAGTTCTTGTGATATTTGCAGAAGGTGGCGAAGTATTTTGGATAGGCTGCATACCAGAAAAAGATGTTAATTTTCAAATGCCAGCAGGCGACGCTGTTACAACTTTTCACAAGGATATTGATAGTGCTGGTCAAAAATTACCAGTGTCAGAAATTAACAAGAAAAATCTCAGTGATGCAGACCGTGGAAAAATAGACGCGACAGAAATACAAAAGGAAGTCAACACTGATTATATTGAAAGTCTTGTTACAAGAGGATTAGCCAGCGACGAAACTCGAGGGCTAACGACTTCCAGTGCTCGAAGAGAAACTCCTTCCAAGGTATTCGGAGTATCTACACCAGGACCTTATGATAGAAGGAATGCCGATGCAATTGTATCATATGGAGCCGGCCAAGTTTATCATAATAGATTAGGCGGATCTTCTATTGTAATGGACGACGGCGACGAAAGTCTATTTAGAAAAGGGTCGCCAGGAACAGCGCCGCCTGAATATGCAGATAGGAAAAAACAAGAAGATGACGGTGACGTAACAATACCGCACAACGAAATGTTGCGTCTCAAAACAAGAACCGGCCATCAAATACTGATGCACAATTCGGAAGACCTAATCTATATCGGAAACAGCCGCGGCACAGCATGGGTAGAATTAACTTCTAATGGAAAAATTGACATCTACTCAGAAGATTCAATTTCAGTACGCACTGCACAGGACCTAAACTTCAAAGCAGACAGAGATATCAATTTTCAAGCAGACAGAGATTTCAATGTAAAAGCCAAAAAAAATATCACCTTTGAAGCAGAACAAGAAGACTTTCAATTAATAGTTGGTAGAAATAATCAGATTACAACTGGCGGTTTTTTACATGTTAACACAGACAAAGACGTGCGTGTGGAGTCAAATACAAGTACAATTGATGTGTTAGCAGAAAAATCACTGCAGTTAGAATCCGCATCAGAGTCTACAAATATTCTGTCTCAAAAGAATAACTCCTTTACTGCAACAGATGGCGACACAAGCATCCTAAGCGGACGCTACTATCTTGCTTCAACAGGAAGAACTTATCATATGAATGACGGCAATGCTCCGCCGAGAACTGCAGCAAATGCAGTGCCTGCAACACAAGCAGCAGCACTTACTACATGGACTGTATCTCAAGAAGAAACAGAAACAATAATGCGTCGCGTCCCGTCAAGAGAACCTTGGCTGTCGCATGAAAACCTAGCACCGCTTAATTTCACACCAGAAGAAACTGATATTAAAAAACTAAATGAACAAGGCATGGGCGCTATTACGCCGTCCCCCCCAACAGAAGGTGAATACAAATTTACAGCAGACACATTTAGAAAAGGCACATAAAGCAAGGTAAATATTAGAATGAGCACATTAGAAAAAAATCTATACACCGATATAAATGTCCCTGCTAATAAAAAACCTCAAGCAGTGCCAGAAAGTCGTGCCTATAGAGGATTTTCTACAGTAAATCCTGAATCTGACAGTTTTGTACTTTACGATCTTGCTATAATCAAGCAGGATATAATAAACCATTTTCATATTCGCCAAGGTGAAAAACTTGACAATCCTGAGTTTGGCACGATTATATGGGATCTTATCTACGAACCTCTCACTGAACAACTGAGAGATTTAATTGTACAAAACGTAAGCACTATTATCAACTATGATCCTAGGGTAAATGTTAAAGAAATTATAGTTGATACATTCGACAAAGGCATTCAAGTAGAGTGCGAACTAACCTATCTGCCATATAATATCTCAGAATTTCTGCGTTTGCGATTTGACGAAGACGCAGGTCTTATTAATTAACTACGCAGTTTTTTACAGAAAATAAATACTCTTATATAGAGGAACAACTATGTCGTCTACAGATAGACAAAATCGCTTGCTGGCAGCAGAAGACTGGACTAGAGTCTACCAATCGTTTAGAAATGCAGAATTTCAAAGTTATGACTTTGATAACCTGCGCCGCACAATGATCGCCTATCTTAGAGAAAACTATCCAGAAGATTTTAACGACTACATAGAATCTTCCGAGTATCTTGCTCTTATAGATATGATTGCGTTTCTCGGACAGAATATTGCTTTTAGAATAGATCTTAATGCAAGAGAAAACTACATAGAACTAGCAGAAAGAAGAGAAAGCGTTCTTAGACTTGCTAGGCTATTAAGTTACAACCCTAAAAGAAATCAAGCAGCAAATGGGCTACTTAAGATAGATTCAGTATCCACTACAGAAACTGTCGTTGATTCTAACAATGTCAATCTTGCTTCAAGAAACGTAAATTGGAACGATCCTGCTAATACAAACTGGAGAGAACAGTTTCAGAGAGTGCTAAATGCTGCACTTCCTCAGAACGGCAAAATAGGCAATCCTAACAAAAGTGCAAATGTAAATGGGGTGCCGACTCAACAGTACAGAGTAAACGGCACAAGCAATCAGGTTCCTGTATACAGTTATTCAAAAACTGTAGACGGAAGAACTGTGCAATTTGAAGTTGTATCTACAGATATTACAGAAGATGCAATTAGAGAAGAAGCACCTAGACCAGATAATAACCTTGCATTCCTATTCAGGGACGACGGTCAAGGACCTGCAAGCACAAACACAGGCTATTTCTGCCATTTTCGGCAGGGCGCACTCGATTTCGGCAATTTTGCAGTTACAAATCCCAGTGCCAGTCAAACAGTTTCCATAGATGCAAAAAACATAAACAATTCAGATCTATGGTTGTATTCAGTAGATAGAAATGGCGTA